AATCTGCGTAATGGCTGAAAAGAAGAAACCTGTTAAACCAGAGAAGCCAGTAACTATTGCTATTGGAGTTCCTGGTCGTAAGGCTCATATCTCACATAAGGTCACCAAAAATAAAAAGGGTGAGGTTGTAGTAGAGCACACAAACTCAAAGCAGGGTAAATACGATAAGATTAACCTTACTCAGAAAAGCAAAGGCTCAATAAAGTCTGTGGCTCAAGGAGTCAAAGGCGTAAAAGAATGGCATAAGAAAAATCCGCACACGAGTAGGAGTAAGTAATGGCGACTAAAGTTGCTGCAGACCCTTGTTGGAAGGGCTATGTTCAAGTAGGTATGAAGACCAAAGGCGGAAAAAAAGTGCCAAACTGTGTACCTGAAGGTTCTGGAAAGAAAAAAGTAGCAGCCCCCAAGAAAGGCAAAAAATGAATTTAGCATACGAATTAGATTTAGTTGTGAGGGGATTAATTGAATTCCCTGAAAATGAGCACAACGCTGCAGCATTAACAGAGGTACGACCAATTGCTGCAAAACTAACTATTTTAAAAGACCAGGCAATAGAAGACGCTCTTTCTAAAGAACAACTCATTGCCTCTTTAGAAAGCATAAAAGCCGAGTTAGATGTTCTTGACTCTGTGTTGCCTTTTGTTAAAATTGCTTCTGCCGACCTACGGCGGTTTGCTATATCACTAGAAGAAAGCGAGTAAGAGCATGTGTGCTGTATGCGGATGCGGTAAGAAAAAAGGTCAGGCTGGATTTGGTAAGGGTAAGGCTAAGGCTACTGCTAAAGCCTGTACTTGCGGTACATGCAAGTCATGTAAAGCAAAAAAGAAGAAGTAACCCCATGGCTAAAGAACTCTCACCTAAGCAAAAGCAAATTGCTAAAGTTGCTGGTAACCCCAACAAAATTGAAGGCAAAGACTTCCAAGCGTTAAAGTCTATGAAAAAAGGCTCTGGCGTAAAGGGTAAGACTCAGAAGCAATTACCTCGTAAAAAGGGTATGTAATCCTTAAAAGAATTAAAGTTTAAGCCCCCGACTGGGGGCTTTTTCTTTATCCTTGTGTTAGTAAGAACCATGCGGGTCTTGCTGTTTTACTTGCTGATTTAACTGCTGCTCTAAGGGGATTTCTATGTCTACACCATGGTACGAACAGGTTGCTGAGATGCAGTCTGCCAGTGAGCGTGATGAGTTTGTAAAAGGTATGTATGGTTTTAAACCGCATAATCAGCATAATTTTGTAATTGGTCTTTTGGCTGGGTATGTCGGAACTAAACTCCTTTTCAACTCAAAGAAGTCACGCCGTGAGACAAATAAATAAACTTAAACCAGCCTTTTTAAAAGCAGCACGTCAAACCGCTCAGTACATGACGCTTGAATTGCGTAATGAAACACGAGCCAGTGGTTGGAACCCTGATGTTACTAACGCTATTAAAGTCTCCTATTCCAACAACCACCTAAGTATTAACATCCCTGACAAATTTAAGCCCTTGGCAGACAACTGGGAGTTTGGAACTCCTAACCGTCAACCAACTGGTGCTATTCGTCGTTTCTCTAATCGACCAGAAGAAGCAGAGAAGTTTCTTTTAAAAAGCGTTAAGGCTTCTTTAAGAGGTGTGCTATGACATTAGGTCCTTTATTTTTAGAAGAAGATAACATGCTCAAAGAAAAACTTAAGGGCATTCTTGTAACTGACCAACGAGCAGACAACGAACAAATTGGTCGTCCTGTGCAGGTATGGTTTGGTCAACCTGATGTTGAACTAAGAGACCAGACTTACCCCTTTATTACTATTGATTTAATTGACATCTTAGAAGACCGTGCTCGCTCACACAGAGGCAAGGTTAATAAAACTACTGCTCCGTATCTAGAGCCTGCAAATTTTCCTAGTAACAAGGCTTGGCAAATTGATTACCCAATTCCAGTAAACCTTGATTACCAGGTAACGACGTATTCACGTCAACCTCGACATGATAGACAGATTCTTGCTGAACTGCTCTACTCAAGATTAAAGTTTCGCAATGCGACTTTAATCGGTAATGACGATACCGTCCGTCGTCTTGATGTTCTCGATGTCTCAAAGCGAGATGTTGTAGAACAGGCTAAACGCCTGTTTGTAAATGCAATTACTGTGCGTGTTTCAAGTGAAATTCCACAAGATTTGTATGAAGAGTTCTATAAGGTACAAAAAGTTAAAGTTAATGGTTCCGCCCCTGCTCCAAGGCAGAGGATTATCGGAGTCAACTACGAGCAAACATCTCGCTAATAATCGGACCCTCTACCAACAACCTAGATAGGAGAAATCATGGCAGTTTATAAAAGACCAGGAATTTACATCAGTGAAGTCCTGCTCCCTGCTCCAATTACCAACTCCATAACAGCACAGGCTGCTGGTATGGTCGCTGCACCATTTGCCCAAGGACCAACAACAGTAACCTTGGTTAATTCATGGTACGAATTTACAAAACAATTTGGTGGGTACAACTCCCTGTTCCCAGCAACATTTGCTGTATCCCTCTTTTTCCAAAATGGCGGAAGAGAACTTTATGTTAAAAGAGTTATCGGTCAGGGTGCAATTGCTGCAACTGGCGTAGTTCCTCGTTCTTCAGGTGCGGGAACTGTCCTAACTTTGACTGCAAAAAATAAAGGAACTGACGGAAATAACTACCGAGTTCAGATTCAAACTGGAACTGCTGTTGGAAACTCTTTGAATATCGCTATTTACAAAGAGGGTATCCCTGGAACATCAACTAGTGTTTTAGATGACGTTCTAGTTGAGCAGTACGAGAACGTCTACACAGACGAACCTCTTTCTAATAGTTATGCACCAACAGTAATCAACTCAGTTTCACAACTATTTACTTGTGCTGTTAGTGACAACGTAAACCTTCCAATTGGAACCGTTGTTCCATTTACTGGCGGAAGTAATGGAAGCGCAGTTATTGATACTGACTACACAAGTTCAACAGACGGTGTTGTTGCTTCAATGGAACTTATTGAGCGTCCTTTAGTAGTATTTTTACCTGGACTGTATGATTTGCTGGCTGCAAGTGCAGCAACACAACTACAACTTGACGTTGCATCTGCTTGTGAACGTTCATTGAAGAACTTCTACGTAGGAGAAACTCAGAAAGACCGTACAGTTGCACAAGCACTATCAACAGCAGATTCACTGGGTTCTGGTAGAAGTTTTGCTGCTGTTTACTACCCTCACGTATTTGTTTCTGACCCACTGGGTGTAGCAACAGGTGCTACCCGTAAGGTAGGACCTGCAGGAGCAGTTGCTGGTTTGTTCTTAAGAACCGATGCAACCGTTGGACCATTCAAGGCCCCTGCTGGTTTGACAGCAAACCTTGTTGGAGTAGTTTCTACAGAAAAGACACTTACCTCTACTGATTTAGATAACCTAAACTCAGCCAAGTATCCAATCAACCCTATTCGTCAAATTCCAGGTGCAGGTATCTCAGTAATGGGTGCACGTACTTTGCTACAAGACGGAACAGCAAACAAGTATGTAAATATGCGTCGTTCTCTTATTTACATCCGTAAGAGTTTGCAGAATCTAACAGAGTTTGCGTTATTCGAAAATAACAATGAGCAGTTGTGGGGTCGTATCACTACTACCCTTAACACCTTCTTAAATGAATACCGCAATCAAGGAGGATTACGTGGAGATACTCCTGCAGATGCGTACTTTATTAAGTGCGATTCTGAAAACAATACTGCAGCCTCTATTGCTAGTGGCGAAGTTCGCATCGAAATTGGTGTGGCCTTGCAGTACCCTGCGGAATTCGTGGTTATTAACCTTAGCCAGAAGACCTTAAACTAAGAAAAGGAGCCTAACTAAAAATGGCATTTGTAGATAAAAACAGGTCTAGTCTTGCGACTGACCCAATCAGAAACTTTAGGTTTTTGGTTAATTTTTACCCGCTAAACGCAAACGACACCAATATCTCTGAGTTGCAAACAGCAACTATGGGCTTTACTTCAGTTTCGGGAATGGCTGTAACCACAGACTCTATTCCTTATCGTGAAGGTGGTTACAATACGACTGTTCACCAGATTCCTGGTCAAACTTCTTTCCAACCAGTTACTCTTCAAAGAGGCGTACTAATTGGAAATAAGCAAGGCTGGAACTGGATGAAGAACATGTTCTACACAGTTCAAAATGGTGGAAACAGAACTATCAATCAAAACTTTCGTTGCGATATTGAAATCTCTGTTCTACCACACCCAATCTCACAAGAGACAATTGCAGTAGGTGCACAAGAACAAACTGCAATGAGGTTTAAGTTCTACAACTGCTGGCCTACAGCACTTGCTTACTCAGACCTTAACGCTGGAGATAACTCACTCCTTGTTGAACAAATGACACTTGTTCACGAAGGATTTGATACCTCGTTCTCTTCATTCGTAGATAAGAAGTTTGTCTCTGCACCAGCAGTTGACGCGTAGTAACTAACTAACCAAAGGAAAATAATATGTCTACTCAAACCGTAAAAGCATCCGAAAATCCAGACCTTGTTAACCAGATGGTTGCACAAGCACTGGCAGAACCTGAAAAAACAAAAGAGTCAGTTGTAGTTACTCCTCCCTCTGATGTTCACGTTACTCTCCCTGGCGGATTTATAAATGCTGCTGGGGAGAGCGTGACAAC